ACACCTGTTTCAAGTTTAAGCATCTTAACTAATTTTCCTTTTACTTCCATTTTTATTTATTTAATTTATTAATACTAGGTTTTATTTGTAACTTTTAATATACTCTATAATTTTTGACAGTTTTTCTTTTTCTTTAATTACTTGCAATTTTAAAGTTAAATTGTTTTTTCTTAATCTTGTGTTTTCTTTTCTAAGCTGCTCACTATCACTTATTGTTTTGTTTATACTGTTACTAGGTAGTGCGGTTTCCATAATTTAATTTTTAATTATTAAAAAGAGGGGGGCGTATATCTTTACAAAGTATAACTGCTGACATTATTATTCATATTGATACCAAACCCCCTCATACTATTTTCTTTTAAAATCTTCACTTTCATCTTCACTAAACACCCCCAACTCGTAAAAGCCAGTTAATTTTAATACTGCTCTTGACATTGCTCTTTTCTCAGCCATTTCCATAACATACCAAGTATTACAATTACCATCTTTAAAACCACCCTTAAGAGCTGAACCAAATGTTTGTATAGATGCTTCACCTTTAATTGCATTAGCTTTTACAACACAAAAATCTCTTTCACAATTTATAACTTCATAGTCAATAGTTATATTTTCTATTGCTTGTATTTTATCTATTCCTGACCTTGTGATAATTACATAATGTTGATGTTTAAATACATCTTCTTTATCTAAACCGTAATGCAAATATTTTTCTTTTATTTTTTCTGTTCTCATATCGTAGTTATTAATGCTTTGTTATTATTTAGTTTATTATATTTCTCTCTGTATATTGATAGATTCTTATTTACAGCTTCATTGTATTCTTTTAGTGTTGGTCTATCTTTTCTTGTTTCACTAAATACAATACCATCCCAGTAGCTACCTTTTTTTTCTGTTTCGTAAGGATGAGTTTCATCAAGATTAAGACCAGTCAATTCAATATAAGTATCAAGAGCTTCATCTACCTGCTCTCTAGTTCCAAATATTCTAATACTTGGCTCTACCTTTTTTAAATCTGTAAACCACCCATCAGGAGATAGTTTTTCTATTGTTTTATATACTCCATTATTATAGAAGTAGTAGTCTTCGCAAATTAGTAATTCCATTGTGTAAAATCTTTAAAGTGATAGTATTCTTTTTTTAGTTTAACAAATAAGTCTATTACTTGTTCATCTAATGACCTTTCTAATAAAAATCTTTTGTGTTCAGGCTCAATGCTTTTTACTAATATAAATAAGCCATCAGTAATTTTATTAAGCCATAATGGGTTTTCTTCTATTACATCTAATATTGATACAATAGCTTCTTCTTTGTTTGTTGCTTCTTTCATTCTGTAAGTTGTTTTCATTTTTTATAGTTTTTAAATTAATAATTTTAAAGAGGGAGACAGCCATAAGAAGACTACGAACCCCCCCCCTGATTGTTATATTGTTGTTAAGTCGTAAACTATATTTTCTAAAGTTTCATCTACATCTCGAGTATGATATTCAGGATAGTTTTCAAGTCCACCATTATCTTGTAAGTCATACCAAGTTTGTTGCGTTGGTGTAATTTCTACTACCTTTTTGTTCACCCAAGTTGTTCCGTTGTAGTGTTGTGTTTGTTGAACTACTGTGAAGTTGAAGCCGTTTTTAGTAATTATCATTTTTTTTGTTTTTAGTTAATTTTGTTTTATTGTCTTTTAATTATTGACATTGCAAAGATACATATTATTTTTAATTCACACAATTATTTACAACTTTATTTACAAAGTTATTAACAATTAAAGTGTTAACAAAAAATTAAAGAGATATAAGTAAAACTATTACTATAAGTAATAAGTAGAGTAGAGTAAGCTTTGTAGAGTCTTTTAAGTGCATTATAAGGGCATTAAAAGATTTATTGGTAGTGTACCATTGTTTAGCACTACGGAGCAGCCTATGGCTTGTTTTTTAAAGTTCTTAGCGTAAGCAGCAGCATAAGTTGTACAGTCAACTCCGCAACCTACTTGCATGCCAAAGACTCTATATCTTTTGCCTACATACCATAAACAATAAGCTTCTGTGTGTGTATGACCGCAAACGCTTGACATTAGGTTGTTCTTTGCTTTGCTTTTGGCTTGCCCACCCTCTCCATGTTCATAAAGGACATCATCATAAACTACTGACTCAACCCAGTTCCAGTTAGGAGTTCCTAATACTTCGTTGTATGACCTTATCCAAGCTTTAGGAATACCGCCAGTAAAAGCTTTCCTAGAAGCTAAGCGGTCATGATTACCAATACAAACATCTGCAATAGGAAAGGCTTCATACCATTTAGCGACCTTTTCTATTGTCTTTTCTAACTCATAACCTGCTGACATTCCATCAGGGTCAGGCTCATGGTAGCTAAATGCGTGATTATCAAGTATATCTCCTATAAAAATAACTTGATTGCAGTTGTAAGTTTCATATTGTTCTTGACAAAAGTCTAAATAACCATCTAGGCAAAATGGTTCGTGCAAGTCGCCAACAACTAGGATGTTCCTAGTGTCAGCTTCTCGCATCTTTTTTAATGCCGCTATTTCATGCGGCTTTAATCTAAATCTATTATTACTTTTTTGCAGCATCAGCAAATCCCTGACCTAACACTAAAGCACCAATGCTTATTAGAATGTTTCTAACCTCATCAGGATTTAAACCAAATGTATCACTTAATAAAGTTGTAACAATTCCAATTACTGTGTACCAAAATTTTCTACTCTTTAACATAGAACCTATTAGATACTTGTTTAAAAATTCATTCATAATTATTTATTTTTGATTATTAAATTAATATTAGTGCCACCCAAATTTATTATTTCTTTTATAAGTAAATCCATAGCTAAAGTAGAGTTACCAACAAAGTCTTGTTTACTAGTCATCCCAACTAATATACAACCCCTAGAATCTTTAGCAGTATTACCTCTATGAAATAATATATATGAACGGTCTTTTACATCTTCTACAAGCAAGTGCAAGTAATTTCTAGTAGCACTTTCTCTTGGGTATCTTAATCGTACTTTGTATTCGCCTACTGGTATGCAAGATATGCTTCTTTGATTATCTCTATAAGGTAGTTCTAATGTATCACAAAAGCGTTCTCCATTAAGAAACAACTCGCCTATTGTACTTTCATCACTAAAAGTATCTCTGAGAATTAAAAGGTTTATGTTGGAGTTTTTAGAGATAGTAGGACTTATAAATTTTACACCCTTTAACTTCTTTAACAAATTCTTTACGCATTTTAACATCACTTTCTTTTGCTTTGTTATACTTTGGATTGTTGCTATTTAATTTGCGTTTCTTAGGCATTATCTTTTCTTTTTATGATACCACCACTTGTCAACAGTATAAACTATTGTAACTAATAACAGTATTATTTTTAAAAATAGTTCTAAGTTAGTGAATGTCGTTACGCTTAGTATAACGCTGTTTACACCTAACACTTCTCCTACTTCTTTTGTTATCTGCTTCAGTGGCATCTTTTAAGTATGTTTTAAGTTTATTTATATTTTTTATTTTTGGCTTGTAATATTTCTTCATTAAGTTAAATCAGGAGTTAGAAAATCTCTTAAAGTTAATTTATCGCTTTGTCTTGGCATATCTAAATTCATGTTAGAATAATAGTTTTCAGTTGATGGACTAATATCTGCACCTGAATTTCCACTTGTGTATTCAGGAAAACTAGATGTGTTGTTTCTTAAATAAGAAATTAACCTTTCTCTATAATAACTAGCGGTGTTTAAAATCTCTTCTCTAAAACTTTGTGCTTCAGCAGTTGTTAAAGCAGTTCCAGTTTCAGATGTTTTATTATAGATATTGCCATTTTCTACTTTATGCCTAAGATAAGGAATAGCATGGTATAGACTATATCCTGGAAGCATATCGCCTATATACTCATCTACTAAGGTCTTATAAGCACCTGCTAATGTTCCTGCTATTATTTCATTTTTAAGCTTTTGAGTTAGTTGAGTTCCAAGTGCAGTCTCAACATATAGCTTCTGTGCTTCACGCACAAAGGGTAGTAATATGTCAACATCAACATTTAAGTTGATTGCAGTTGAATCTTTTAACTTCTGTTCTGATATAAAAAGTACATAGCTCATAATTATCTTGGTTCTAAAAATCCGTTATTCTTCATTCTCTTAGGGGGTCTTGCTACTAAGTTGTCATTTTTCTCTGCTGTAAACCCCTCTGACAATGCCTTAGTATATGATATTGCTTCACTTGGTTTTATATTACTTTTAGCACCCCTTAAAGATGTCTTGTAAATCTGTCTCAGCCAAAAATGATGACAATTTCCGCCGCCTTTGTAAAGTTCTAATTTACTGTTTTTCAATGACTTACAACATTCTTCATGTTGGTCAGCTAACCATATAGAGTAAGTTGCAGCACCTCTTGGTCCCCAACCAGGATTAACTGCAATATCATTTAATCTTACTATATCTTCTTTTCTATATATTTTTTTAGCAGCCATCATTAACCTGCAAAACTCTCTAGTTTCGCCCTCTTGACTTAAAAAATTATCTTTAGTATAAACATATCTCACTTTGTAAAAATCATTGTCTGACTTATTAGTTCCATCTTGACTACTTCTAGCATTAGGTCTTGCAGTACCAGTAGAAGCTAATTCTGTTTTGCTATTAGCTATATTATTAAGCTCAGTTTCAAAATTAAAATCTTGGTGTTCTCCATCTACTACTTCTTCTTCAATTAGTTCCCAGTCTTCAGACATATCTTCACCAAATTCTTGGATAAACTTAGACAGCTCTGTTGCTTCAGCATGACCATCACAAGCCATGTAAACTGTTTTACCCTCTAGTTCGTGTTCATGATAACCAGTACAGCCTTTAGTCTTAGCATGAGCTTCTGCTTCTTCTATTGTACTAAATACTGGCTCTCCATCTATCATTCCAACTTTAGCTAGTTTTACATCTTGCTCAACAGTTACTTCACCTTCTTCTAATGGTGCTAATCCAATAGCCTCTCTTATTTCATCCTGAGTTGTAACTTCTCTAATAGTCTTAGAGTCAAATTGAACTGTAATTGGTTTTAATTGTACAAACTCAACTTCTAAATCCATATTGTTTACAGAAAATATAGTCTGTAAAGTATCTAAGATGTTTAACTGAAAGCCACGAATTACAGTATTTTGATAAAAGTTTGCAGCGTTTATAAGCTCATCTGTGTTGCTTGAGAAGCCATTAGTACTATCAATACCTAAAAGTGTTTTAGAAGTTACTCTATGTCCTGTGAGGATGTTTTGGACGAGCAGTTCTTGGAGTGCTAAATACTGTTTATCGGCATCAGAAACACTTATTGGTGTAATTTCAGGTGTTCTCGTTCTATCGTCTGAAAATGTGAGTATAAATTTACCGCTATTTTTGGCTCCAACGAATTTATCAGTAAGACTTTGTTCTATTTGCCTTCTCTCTTCAGCACTAGGAACTCCATTTGCGAAACTGATGAAGTACGAACCACTAAATCCGTTCTCTATATTGTTTAAGTGAAACTCAGCAACTCTT